CCTATGCGAAAGCACCAACTGTGGAGGTCTCAAAGAGCGCAAGCATTCTAGAGACGCCACATTTGGCGGACGGGACATCGCCCAGCCGGGCGTGCTTCAACGGAAGCGAATAACAAAGGCAAAGTGGAGGATATCATGTTGGAGTTGGTTGATGATGAGTGGATTCCCCATTACATCAAATCTCAGAAGGCAAGTTTTGATTGCACTGAGAGGGAGCAGTTCGAGATAGACGATCGTGAACTGCGTTGTTTCTTTTCTCGCAGGTGTATGCGGGATAGATATGAATTCGGCAAATGGCCACAGAGAAAATTTCGCACTAGATTTGATGGTGCTGATAATGTTGTGGTTATTGATTGGGGTTCTGAAGTTGATAAGGTTATAGCTACACGTGTGGCACAGCGGGCCAAAGTGTTGCGGAGTAGATTGATGGAAATGCGGTGGTTGCGATTTGCAGCCGGAGTGCGTTTCTTGGATCAGCTGAAGAAACCTATAGCGCATCGTACAGAAAGACAAAAGAAGATTTTTCGCCCCACTTCGTGGTATGATGATGATGGGATGCGAGTACAAGGAATCATATTTGCTGATGGCGAGGAAGTTGAGAAGAAAGAGCGCCTAGACAAAATTCGTGTGATTATTTTAAACACTAGAGATTCTGGTACAAATCCCGTCCAAGCTATGAACGAATTTGTTGTCAGGATGACGAATATGTCAGCAAAAAGCCGTAGCAAGGATAGAGGTCCACGCAACCACGAAGTGGGAGATTCTTTAGGAGTCCGTCATACGATCAAGAGTCATTACAAGATGCGTTCGACAGGAGATAGAGTGTTGTTCCAGTGTTGTGCCCGATATAATGTTGAGGAAGAATTTGTTAGTGAAGGTAATGTTCACTTGGATTCTCTCGTGGAATGGAGTGGTTGGCATGCGTCCAAAATGTTAGCTAAGACAGATGCTTATCAAAGAATTCGCGAGCAGTTGGATTTTACTAACACCTATGAGGATGAGATGGAATTCGCAGAACTGATTCTGAAGTATTATGGGCATGATTTGGATGCTCTTGCAGGATTTAGATATGTCGAGGACGTGAGTGGTACGGATCACCCTACTGGTATAATATTTTCTTACCATGACGATTTTTATTGTTATGGAGAGCCAGATGGAGTGCATGCTGAGCGTAAGAGACAGTGTTTCAGACGAGCAATAGAGTTACTGCGAGAGAAATTCGGTGACGAAACCCCCAAGCCGAGACATTTGTATAGTAGCGAAACGGATAAGGTTGATGGCTCAGTTGAGTGGGAAACTATGTCGACTGAGGATGTTGATGCTTTTTTGGAACAAGCTATGCGTGTTCAAGGTGTTGACATGGGTGCCTACGTGGCTGCTACCGGTTCAGAAAATTTCAGACTAAAACTTTTGGAGGATGGAGTCCTGCTATTTTCTCAGGTCATGGCCGCACGAGGTAACAATATCTCTATTCTGTTAGCAGGTATAGGTTTTCTTAAAGCTCAAGCGCATAATATCAACAGATATTTACTTAAGAAGTGGACCCCAGCAGATGTGGTGGAATTGGTAGTGGAAGCTGCCGCTCCTTTATTGTCTGATCCAGATGAAGCGAAGGAGAAAGCTAGAGAATTTTGTCGTAGTTGTGGTTTAGATAATACTTCTACCACCGAGGATGACAATGTGATTTCAAATATTTTGAATTCTTTTGGTGGTTTTGTCAGTAACATGGTAGGGAAAAATACTGATGATGGTGGGATGAAAGTTGAGGGATTTTCATTTGCTGACGCAAAGCGTGCCGTCGATGGTGTCGATGAAGCTTTACACAGTGAAACATATAGACGCATGATGAGATTTTTCTCTTACCTCATGGGGTGCGCTATGTATTGCACTTCAGGAGAGTTTACCTTAGGACATTTTTCAGTCTTGGATCAGTGGATAAAGACATCGGTTTGGTCTAACGGAGCTAATTTGATGGGTGATTTTATCAAGCTCATCACATGGATGTGTGACAAAGGTTTTCAGTGTTGGAATGCTGGTACTTTGGAACCATTGTGGCATAGTTCAGAACGTTATGGAAAATTCTTCCAGAGCACTCAGCGCTTGCGTTTAGAGAAAGATTTCTTGGTTAATCCTGAGCCTCACGGTTTTACTATTCATGACTACGATTTCCGCCTTAATGAAGCTCTTATGGAGTCAGAGATTATTATGCGTAGGTGTATGAACATGGAAGAGCATGAGAAATCTACCGTGCGGAAGATTCAGGAAGAGTTGCGGAAAATTAAGATGGAACTTAGAGGTATACGCGCTGCGTCACAACCTCGGAGGTGTCCTTTTGGAGTTTTGATTTATGGGCAATCCAAGATAGGTAAGTCTACTATTATAGACATGGTAGAGAATTATTTTTCTTTGCTTATGAAACTCCCTATGGATCCTGAGTATAGGTTTGCGGTTAACCCCGATGCCAATTTTTGGGATGGCTATCAATCGTGGATGTGGTCTGTAGTTCTTGATGACGTTGCCAAGGTTAGTGTGAAGACCCAGGAGGATAAGTCCCTGGACGCTATCATTAACGTTATTAATAACATTTCGTATATGCCTGATAAGGCAAGGCAGGAAGATAAGGGTATGTGTCCTGTGAAGGCGGAGTTGGTAACGGCTACCACAAATACAAAAGATCTCAATGCTTGGTTGAGATTTTCTCATCCAGCAGCTGTGCTACGCAGATTCAATATGGTTATTACACCTGTGGTAAAACAAGAATATGCACATGGTACGTCTTTGGCTGACACCGTTAGACATGAAGATCCTGGTTCCTATCCTGACTGGTGGTTGTGGACTGTTGAAACCGTGGAGATTCATAATGGTGATTTGTATTATAGACCACAGTGTGTTGATGCTCCCTTAGGTGTTTTCTTAAGAACAATGAAAGATTTGGTGTTGAAACATAGATCAGCGCAGGATGCTTTCATAAAATCTCGCTCGGCAATAGGTAAAGTGGTGCTATGTGATAAGTGTCTTGTACCTACTCAGTTTTGCATGTGTGATGGTGGGACCGATCCCTCAATAGCAGAGAGTAAATCGCAGCTGGGTGACGATGTAACGGAAACCACACCTCCTCTTGTTTTAGCGGGCTCAAGACCTAGAACAAATCCAATATTGTGTGAGGGGTGTCGTCTCCCCCACAAATATTGTTCATGTTCGGATAAGTGCCAGGATAAAGTGGTAACTTTGACTGTGTCCACCCAGCAACTTGAAGGATCAGGTTTTACATTACCACATTTGGCTGCTAAGGTTCGTAATTGGATGGCGCGAACAAAAGCACCTGTTCAAAGTGAGCCAGCATGGGATGATATAATTTCTGAAGCTATGGGTGAGCATGTTGAAGGTATGGAGGGAGTGTATGGTGATGAATTGGATGATCGCGGCATGGTAGTCCAGGGTAACATCACAACTGTAGCTTCCCATTTCCCCACCTGCTATACTTTGGCAGATGAGGCGGAGGGGGTGTTATTAGTTAGGTGGTCCCCAACTCTCCCTGTGGCACAGTTGGTCGTATCAGGTTTAGCTATGTATGGCTCATATATGCTCTATAAGAGGTGTGTTCCTTCAGCTAGAGAGTTTGTGCGAGATATGCGGACTAGATTCGTTAGACTTTCACACACCGGCGATTTGATAAATAATGTTATCACCAATGCTGGACAACGTGAGGCGTCCGATTTTGTTAGAGCTGTTGGCGATGGGTACAATACATTGGCATGGTGGCGAGATTTTGGGAATAGGGCTGCGAGACGAGTTACAGTACCCCGAATTCTTATGGCCGTTGCCTCTATGTGTGCTGGAGGTTTGCTTTTGGCGACTTTAGCTGGTGCCTTCACCAAGGAGAGGATGCACGTGGAGGGGGGTATGGCACCCCCCAAGCCTCGTGAGTTTGAAAGGCCGGATGTGTGGTACGCTGCCGAGTATCCCACACAGAAATTGGAGGTTTCTCGGGAAACTAGATGTAGTTCTGGTGCTAACGCTGAGGGCGTGATGCAGAAGATTGGAAAGCAAACATTACACTTGGTGTGCAGATTCCACTGGGCTGGAGTGGATTACCAATTTCCTGGGCAGGGCCTAGGTATTTGTAGTCAGTACATCTTAACGTCTGCTCACACGATCCCAGTAAATGCGGAGTTCACTATGGATATCTTTGATAGTAAGGAAGGTTGTACTTCGAATGTCAAGGATATTAAGATGAGGCAGAGTCAGGTGTACAGGCACCCTACAAAGGACTTAGCAATTATTTACACGCCGAATTTTAGGCCTATGTGTGATTTACGTTCTTTCCTGGCCCCGAAGCCAGATGCTGAGGGTTTGTTTCCATCTGTATATTTGCGACGTGAAACGAAGGGTGAGATAAAGAGAATAACCATGCATAGTACTCGGATAGTGCGAGCTATTCATCCAGAGGTTGAGGGCATTAAAGGTTATCCTACTTTATTCAAAAGGAGTGTAGACTTCTACTGGAGTGGAGCTTATGGATACGATGACACACGAGATGGAGATTGTGGTGCCCCTCTCATTATTCAAAGTGTCAGTGGACCTGTCATAGGAGGAATACATAATATACGAGGACCTTGTATGCATGATAAGGATAGAACTTTTGGAGGTTTTGCAGCTGTTTTGGATAGAGCTACTATTGATGATATGATTGCGAAGTGTGTGCAACAACGTTCTCCGATGCAGTGTGAGGGATCTTTCGATAGATGTCATGCTGTGGGACCTTCGTTGGCTCCAGTTAAATTGGAAGTTGGAAAAACCAAATTTGAGCTTGGAGATTTGCATGCTAAGAGTCCTGTTAGGTGGATCTCGGATGGTACCTTGGCTGTGTATGGCTCCAAATTGGGTTTCCGTAGCTCTTATAAGTCTCAAGTTGGGGCTACGTTGTTTGCAGATTATTTTCACAACATAGGCGTAGTTTGTGATAAGGGTAAACCAGATTTAGGTTGGAGACCCTATTCGCGTGCACTTACGGATATGGTACATGTTCCCGTGTGTGAGGACATAGATGTTGTGAATTTATGTGCAGATAATCTGGCGAATGACATCCTATCAGGTTTACCAGAAGCTGAGAAGGAGGACTTCCATCCCTATGATATGGACACAGCAATCAATGGTGCTGAGGGGGTAGCTTATGTTAATCCCATTAACTTTAATTCTAGCGCTGGGGTACCTTGGTATCAGAGTAAACGAGAACACTTGGTACAGTGTGGGGTTAATGAGCAGGGTGCCCCTAAGTACACTTTGGGTCCCGAAGCAATGGAGATGTACACGCATATGATGGCCAGATATGATGCTGGTGAACGTGCGTGTCCTATCTTTGGGGCTAAGCCTAAGGACGAACCACTTTCTGAGAAGAAGATCACTCTGGGAGATACGCGGATATTTGAAGCTGGACCTATACACCTAACGATAGGTATGAGACAATATTTTCTACCTATTATACGGATGATTCAGAACAATAAATTTTTATTTGAGTCTGGACCGGGCACCGTTTGCCAGGCGGCAGAGTGGGCAGAGATGTTTCGCTATCTAGTTAAACATGGTGCCGATAGGATATTGGCTGGAGATTATTCCAAGTATGATAAGAGACAAGGAGCCTTGTGGATTACTGAGGCCTTCCGTGTTTTATTAATCATAGCGAAGGAGTTGGGCTATAGTGAGAAAGATTTGCAACGTATGCGCGGTATGGCGTACGACGTAGCTTATGCTTTCGCGGAATTTGATGGTACGTTGGTGCAGTTTTTGGGCACCAATCCATCGGGGCATTCCCTCACCGTCATCATCAACGGTTTGGTTGGAGCTCTTTATATGCGATTCTGTTATTTTAAATTGAATCCTAACTCGGAAGTTAGGACGTTCAAGCAGAATGTGGCATTGATGACGTATGGTGACGACAATATTGCTGGCGTATCACCCTCGACGCCGTGGTTTAATCACACGGCCATAGTAGGAGAGTTAGCTAAGATTGGAGTCATCTACACAATGGCGGACAAGGAGGCGGTTAGTGTGCCATATATTCATATTTCACAAGCTACTTTCCTGAAGCGTTCATTCGTGGAAGCTGAGTTTACTTTTCTGGGGGAGAAGACCTACGTTGCTCCTCTGGAGATCAAGTCGTTGTACAAGACCATGCTTGTTTGTACACACTCCAAGGTTGTGACTATTGAGTCACAGAGTGCGGATATGTTGCGTGCCATACACATGGAGTTTTTCTTCCATGGTAGCAAAATTTTTGCTTATTGGGACGCTCATATACGCAATGTTTTGGATATCTACAAACTCAACAATTATGTGGGGGTTCTTCCTACTTGGGAGGGTTATGTGCAGAGGTGGCAGAAGGCCTCCTTTGCTCTATACCCTAGGTTAGTGCATGATTGATAGTCTTAGCGCCATGAGGGGCGCTATATAAATGCACCACGGCTAGAGTATGCATAGTCGAGAACCAAATGCACCATGCAGGATAGTTACCAGCATTCCCTATTTACTGATCATACAAAGGGGTGTGAGGGATTCTGTGTGAGACTGGCCTGAGGGTCGTCCCTATTTAGGGACTTAAGGTCGATTGTTACGATCTAGGAGGAGAGATTTGAGTTAAGGCTCTTCCGAAACAGATGACTTGCCGATTTGTTAAGATTTGATGATTCGAATGAAGGAGAGGACGTGGTTTGTCCTCTGGTAAGAGATATGTCATATCAGGATGGAATGGATACGACCAAGATAGGTTTGGATGATTTCTTTGATAGGTGGATACAGATACAACAGTATTCATGGTCAGAGGGTAGTAGTCTATACCAGAAATTTGACCCGTGGACCAATTACTTCACACACCCAACAGTTTATTCTAAGTTGAAAGGTTACAGTCGTATACATGCTACCATGGAGTTGAAGTTTATCTTGAACGCTTCTCCTTTCCAATTTGGTATGGCTATGGTCTCGTATCATCCTATGGCGTCTGCCTCTAAGCACGTCATAACGGAGGGAACTACTACGTATTCCTATAGCGGTGGAGTCATAGACAACACATTTGATGGAAATGTACCACAGGGAGTTATGGCTAGATCATGTAGGCCGCATGTGTTTCTCTACCCCCAGAATAACATAGGGGCTGAGATGGAATTGCCCATGTTGACCTATTTGAATTGGATCTACCCCGCGTCAAATACTCCATTGACCACCGGACCTACTCCACCCTATATAGTCTTAGATGAGATGGGTGAGGCTACCATAGAGTCATTGGCAGCATTACAGGTGGCGGGGACTGCTACAGGTATACCAGTGACTATAACTGTCTTTGCGCGTGCCAAGAATGTGGAGCTTAGTGGTCCGAGTATGATAGTTCAGAGTTCGATGGGAGTGGTTTCTACACCGGCTGCTGTTGTTCAGGCTGTTTCTAGTGCTGCTTCCGGTGTTCCTGTTATTGGTCCTTACATGAAACCGGTAGAGGCAGCAGCCAAGTATACAGGAGATATTGCGAAGTTTTTAGGACTTCATACATTACCTGTTAGGGATACACCAGCCCTTAGACAACACACCATACCTGGACTCGCCAACCCAGGTGTGTGCGCACATATGGACAAGTTGACGTTGGATCCTGATAATGCGCTGTGTTTGGATTCGCGGACAGTTGGCTTAGATGGTGTAGATCATATGTCAATTTCACACATTATCAAGAGAGAGACATATTTGACATCGTCTATTTGGTCTCCAAGTACGGTGGTGGGCTCTTCGATATTTGCAATAGCGGTCTTGCCAGATTTGTGGTCTTTTACGACGAGAACAGGTTATTCAACGACCAACTCGTATTATACAGCCACAGGGCCTCCAGTTGCATATGTTGCTTCAGCTTTCCAATTTTGGAGAGGATCACTCAAATTCACATTTAGAGTGGTGGCACCTCTTATGAATAGAGGAAGGCTGAAATTGACGTGGGATCCCTCTTACTTTTCTGGTTCTGCACCTGTGGAGGGAGTACTACATACCGAGATTCTGGATTTGTCTAAAAGTTCTGAAGTTTCATTTACAGCTCCATATATGGCATTTTTACCATGGTTGTATACGAACACAGCTGGTTATTGGGGTGGTACTACTTCACCATGGGCTATAACGCCTGCCGGTGTGAGTGGAACCACGAATGGGGAATCCGGTTTTAATGGTATGATCACTCTCACTGTTTTGAATCGTATGGTTGGACCTGACATTACCCAGAGTGCCCAGTTGCATGTTTTTGTTGAACCAGGAGAGGATTTCGAGTTTGCAGCTCCACAGTCGATACCAGTTCCCGTAAGAGGGGCCCAGAACGTGGAAACCTCTTTGAGTGATTTGTACACGGTTCAGTCACACATGCAGTTGCTGGACGACAAACGTGAAACTGATTTGGGCATTAGTACACGTAGAGCTGCTCAGCGTGCCATACATTCGATTTGTATGGGTGAGAAGGTCGAATCGATTCGTGCTTTATGTAGGAGGTTCTCACCATCGTTCCCCCAGATGTGGATTCCAACTGCTGGCTTTGATTGGTGTATATTGCAGAATTCGTTTGGGAGATTTCCCCCTCACAGGGGTCCGAGTGGACAACAGATTCACGGTTCGCGTAATGGGTGTGTCACTTTGGATTCCAATGGTACTGGATACAATTTTGTACCCCATTCATTCTTGACTTGGTTTTCACCTTGTTATGTAGGATGGAGGGGTGCAATTAATTGGAAAGTAGTTCAGTTACCATCTGTACCTTCGCAAGCTGTCGCCATGAATATGACATTATCTCGGGCTCAGTTTAAAGCTCTGCCAAGTGATACTGGTTATTCCTTGAAATTATCCAACATGGCTTCAGTTTTGGCCACTACCAAACCTTCGGGTATGGATGGTATAACATCTAGTGACGGCGTTATACAACCATGTACAGACGCGGCATTTCCAATGTATCAGAACTACAGGATGATGCCTTGTAACCCCTTGTACAACACACCCTATGCTATTACCGATCCAGTTTGGCAGGATAGGTATGGTCAGGATACAGATGTTGTGCAGGTTACAGCGGAAGGTGTTATCAGTTCTACAGTGGAAACTGATGGCTTTTGTCAGATACGCACATATGTGGCAGCTGGTGATGATTTCTCCCTCTTTTTCTTTCTGAATCCACCCACGGTATATATAGCAGGCGCAGCTATAAATCCAAATGCTACAAATTAGTGCGTCCAAATCCTAGTCCCACGGCGGCTAGGTGACCTTAGGGTCTTACGTGTTCCCACGCGAAGTCGTGGTGTTTTTCGCGATTCGAGGAAACTCGAAGAACCATCGCCGGAA